AAGCTCCTGTTGCAAATGCAATGTTAGGTTATGAGGTTGAAACTGAAGATGATGTGGAAGCGGAAGCAGAAACAGATACAGTTGGTGAGCTTGATAATGATGAAGAATACGAAGAGGAAGAGTAAATGGCACATCAACCAGTAGGCGATTCACAAACACTTACTACAGGAACATCATCAACAAGAGTTCAATTTACAGTTCAGTCTGATACTCTTCGAGTTGTTCCGACAGCACAAAATGTTCATGTGGCAATTGGAACAACAGCGACTGCTACTACATCTGACTATTTTGTTCCGTCTGGAACTCCCGCTACCTTAAACTTAGGTAGAGCTAGTTGCATAGGAATCGGTGCAATATCAAAAGGAGCAGCAACGGTTATTACACTTCCAGAAGGAATGGGTAATCCGTTTAAAGTTGATGATGTTGTGACTGTCTCTGGTATTACTGGTGTTACAGGATTTAATACAACTGGAAAAGTTGTTTCAATTCAAGAACAGAGAACTATTGGATTTGCACAGTTTGGTGCAAAAATAACCATTGATCACGATAGTCGAGCTCTTAACTCTGATAATGCAGTTGTAACAGCTGGACAATTAAGAAGAACCTTAACAGTTGCTGCAAGGACTGATTCAGGATCTGGTAAATTATATGTTCAACAAGTACAAATATCAGGAGCTCAATAATGAAACTTATCAGAGAAGAAATTGAACAAGTTGATGTTATCGTAGAAAATCGTAACGGTAAGAAAAATCTTTATATTGAAGGAGTTTTCCTTCAAAGTGAAATGAAAAATCGTAATGGTAGAATGTATCCGAAAGCGACACTCGCTCGTGAAGTTGGAAGATATAACGAAAACTTTGTTCAGAAAGGCAGAGCTCTTGGTGAGTTGGGACATCCTGATGGCCCGACT